CATTACGTGTAACACTTATTGATGATCGTGATGCAGCATTCTATGATCCAGGTTGGATAAACGCTTTAGAGTCTCTTGAAGCTGTTGAATGTGACATTGTAACAGCATTTCCAAAGCAAACAATTTCTGCTGTATTTCAAAACGTAGTTTCTCACTGCAAAGCAATGAGTTCAATTGATAACAGAAAAGAAAGAGTTGCAATCATTGGTGCAATCAATGGTTTAACACCAGATAATCTCACAGGTGTGAAAGCAGCTGCTGTAGAAGATCTTGGTGTGCTAGAAGGTATCCAAGGCGACTCTGTAACAGAAGTATTATCTGGTAACATTGAAGATTTAACAGATTACTCTGTGCCAGCGGCTTATGGTAGCACATACCGTGTTATTTACATGGCTCCTGATCAAATTGTAGTTAATGTAGGTGGGCAAAACACTGTATTGGACGGTTTTTATCAAGCGGGTGCTTTAGCGGGTTATTACTCAGCACAAACAGCAATTGCAACACCAACAACCAATAAAATACTTAATGGTTATACCATTCCACGCAGCCGTAGATATTCAACTACAACATTAAAAGCTCTAACATCAGCTGGTGTATTTGTATGTCAACCAGTAGCTGGTGGAGGTACTGTTAAGTGGGGTCTTACAACAACACAATCTGGCTTTATTGAAGAAAGAGAAGCAAGCATTGTATTTATTAGAGATAATATCGCTAAAACACTCCGTGCATCTTATGATGATTTTGTTGGTCAACCAGATTTGAATGATATCCAAGCTTCTATGCAAGCAAGATTGATTTCTGTATTGAGTTCTATGCAACCATCTAAAATCACACAATACAAAAACCCTGTGGTAAGGCGTGACCCAACTGATCCAACCACATGGTTGGTATCTGTAAAAGTAATGCCAGTCTATGGTGTTAATTTCGTTTACATTCAAGTTGCAGTTGGACAAATTTGATAAAAGGTGATTTATGGCGGTAGAACCCAGAAACAGAAATACAAACTCAACTTTAAGTTCAGGAAATAACAATACAACATCCGTAGACCTTTCAACAAATATTATCATTAAAGTTGGTAATGTTCGTGTAGGTGCAATCAAAACAATTTCTGTCAATGAAGCAAGAGAAATTGCAATGATTACGGAGCTTGGTCATGACGGTGTTATAGACTCTGTTCCAAAAAGTCATACAATGATTTCGGGTCGTATAACCCGTATACGTTTTGACAAGCTACGTTTATTCGAAGCTTTTGGACGCGGATTCGTTCATTTGAAATCTCAAAGATATCCATTTGATATCGAAATCATTGACCGTAACGAAAATGATGACTCAAATAAAATTATCACAACTGTTAAGAACGTTTGGTTTAGCTCGCTAAATTATACACTTTCAGATAGTGATTGGATTATTGCTGAGGACTCTGATTACAAAGCTGAAACAATTTTCTCTACCAAAAATGGTGGAAACGTTGCTACAGGTGGAAAAATCAATGTACCTTATTACACAAATATTGTTGAAAGAGTTGTTGACTCTGGTGATATTCGTGGCTCCATGTCAGCAGGTGATTTAATCAACTTACTTACAAACGGAGAAAGCTCCAGTACAATATTTTAATTTAAGTTTTATATGATTTTATCAAGGAGCAGATATATTATATCTGCTCCTTGTTATTTATAGGAATAATATGTATAATGATGATAACGATGTAATTGTGATTAGCGATTTATACGATGAATATAAGGACATTTCTAATGAGGATCATTTTAAATATGAATTAATTTTAGACAATATTGCCGTAGAAACAAAGATAAGTAACGATGACAAGATAAAAGAATTAGTTATATTCAATATAATAAAGGAAAATATTTTATGAAAGAATATGTTGTTGAAGATGTTAGCTTTGAAAGCACTGTAAAAGATGCCAAAGAAAGTAAGTCTAAAGGTATCTATAAAATAGACCCAAATGCTAAGAGAAGAATAGAAATCCTATTGGGATTATATAAAGAAGAAAAGCATGTTACTTTTAATAATGTAACTTATACATTACAAACACTTTCTTTAAAAGAAACAAAAGAAATATTTAGCCATATGGGTAAATTAGGTGCAATAACAAATCCTGTATATGACTCTGAGTTTCAGAAATTAACTTTAGCTCGTGGGATTAAAGAAATAGAAGGTATTGATTTTTCTAACTATATTGGTGTTGAAGAATATCCAGCTGATGTTCAAGTTTCTTTTAAGGAACAAGTAATCAATGATATGGATGTTTCAGTTATCTCTCATTTGATGAAAGAGTGGGCTTCTTTCTCAAAAGAGCATGATGAAAAATATACGATTAAAAACGAAGACACTTTACAGGAAGTAGTTGAAGATATAAAAAAATAGTAAAGGAGCCAGAATACAGATTTATCTGGTTCCTTGAACAAAAATACAATTGTGATGCAAGTGATCCTAAAATAAAAGACATGGATCCAATAAAAAAAGCTTGGATATTTCATAATTGGATTGAAGACAAAAATGAACAAATTGAATTAACTAAAAATCAAATATATTTAATGGCTTCATTTGTTAATCCAGATGCTGTTAAAAAACTATTGAGTAATGATGGCGTTCATACATCTGATGATAAAGACTTTGAAGAATCTTTAAGAATGGTTAGAGAATCTGATCCAGAAACTCCGCCACAAGAAGTAAAGAAAAAACGTAGACGACCAAAGGTTTAATGGATGGCTGATAATAACATTAATCAAGCAGTTGCTGAAACAGATGCACTCACAAAATCTAACACCGAAGCAGCTAGTACAAGCCAAACATTAGGTAATGTTTTGGTTTCTACTGGTTTGCAAGCAGCTGGATTTGCAGATACAATGAAAGATGCATCTGGAAAAACCAGATCTTTAACTGAAGACTTAACTTCAATTACATCTGGTTTTTCCAATTTATCTAAAGTCATACCATTTGTTGGTGATGATTTATCTAAAACATTTAAATTATTGGGTAAAAATCCATTTTTTCAGGGTATATCAAAATCAATTGACACAACCAATGCTTTATCATTATCTTTTATAAATGCAGCAGCTGCATCTGGTAAATTTAATGAACAATTAAAAGCATCTTCTATGGAAAAAGATGGATTTAACTTTGCAGATGTTAATGATTCTTTGTATCAATACCAATCCATCATTGGTGCAGTAGCTTCTCGTACAGGTGCGTCTCGTACAGAAATTAATAAACAAGCAGCGAGTTTGTCACAATTATCTGGCGGCTTAACAAACGTCAATTCTTTGTTAAGTATAAATGGTCAAAATTACACAGCATTAGAAGCTAGTATAAAGTTAGCTTATTCAACTGGCTTGAGTTTCGCTGAAGTAACTTCTACTTTAAGTGATAGATTATCCAAGGTCTCAAGCTCCAAGTTTCAATTGCAAACAGATGAAGAGTCTATTAATAAAGCATTGAGATATGTTTCTGTATTGGGTGATTTAAGTAAAACCACTCAAATACCTATGAAAGATTTACGCTCTGCTATGGATGGAATATCCACTTCATTTAGTATGATGGGAGATGTATCTGGTAGTTCTGCAAAAATTGTTGCAGATAATTTTGATCGTATGAGAGAAGCTGGTTTAACATCTGCTCAATCTATTTCAATGATTCAAAATGTTACAAATAGTATTTCTAGTTTAAACGTTGCACAAAGAGCATTTTTATCAAGCCAAACAGGTGGTCCAGGCGGATTACGTGGAGCATTTGAAATTCAAAAACTTATCAAAGAAGATAAGCTTGATGAAGTTTATACTAAATTAGAGCAATCTTTAAAAAAGCAATTTGGAAAAATTGTTTCATTTGAAGAAGCGACAAAAAGTGAATCTGCTGCGGCACAATATCAAAAGCAATTAACAACATTACGATCCGGTCCATTTGATAGTTTGGCAAAAACTGAAGGTGAAGCAGAACGTTTATTGGATGCTTTAAGTAAAGGCAAAGGTGGTGCATCCAATTTTGGCGGATCATTGAATAAAGAATTTGATACTGGCTCTCAAATATCAGGTTCATTAAAAACAACGGTCTCTCAATTAAAAAATACCATTGAAAATGAATCTGTTTTATCAGCATTAGATACATCAAAATCTGTAAGAGGATCTATGATGTCATCTTATGGTGATGAGAACTTTAAAATGGCTCAAGGTGAAGTTGATCGAAAAAATCTTGATTTGAGTTTAAATGCACAATCAAAAACACGTGGTGATTTAGTTTCTACAAATAGAAACGCACTTGTTACAGAGGGTGCGTTAGTTAGCTCTGCTGCAAAAGATTTTGGAACAAAGTTTGCTACAGAAATATCAAAATCAACAGAAGAAGTTGTAGATAATTTAACATCTAAATTACGTAACGCAACAGAAGCTGAGGCATCTGCTTTAAATAAATCAATTGCAAAATTAAACAAAGAAAAAGATGAATTTATAAATGCAATTTCTAAGTTACCAGATTTTTCAACATTAATATCAAGCAAATTATTCAAGTCTGTTGACAAAAATGAAATAACATCTGCTACAGAATCAAACATATCTAATATAGCAAAAGAAAAGAAACCAAGTATAGATCAAATAGGTGAAGAAGCTCAAAAAATACAATCACAATCTTCAACACAAAAAATAACTGTAGAAGTTCAGCAAGTTTGTACAGATTGTGGAAAAAGACATTCTGACGGTCATGTTAAATCCGTCTACAATCCAACAGTAGGAGGTTGATCATGCCATCTTTAAAAGAATTAATTCAATCAGCAGATACAGGGTCATCTCAAATTATTACAAAGGTTGATCAGCCTTTATCAGGTGTAGGTGGGTTACCACATGCCTCTGTAACAAATGAAAGACCTATCTATAGTGTTAATGATAGGAAAGTTATACATATTTTCCTACCACAAATGGGTGTGTTTAAATTTTTCATAAATCCAAAGCAAATCAATTATGGATACTCAAAGATAACAAAATCTGTCCAAACAAAAGGTGGGTTCTCCAATCAATATTGGGGAGAATCTTTGCCAACATTAAAGATACAAGGCACTACAGGATCATCTGGTATTGAAGGCATTAATGCCCTCTATGAAGCATATAGAAGCGAGCAATATGCTTTTGACCCATCTGGATTACTTTTGTCTGAACAAGCGTTTAAAGCGCCATTAGAGATCGCTGCGAAGAACATTATTGACTCTTCATTGAATGTAGCAAACTCTATTGCATCTGGTGGTAATGTTGGTCAATCAATCGGCTCTTTATTTTCAGATGCATTGTTACCAAACAACAGTACAATTTATCCAGATCCACCAACATTAGCTCAACTTGCTTTTTCTGTTGAAATTTATTATTCAGGCTGTGTGTATCGAGGTTGGTTTGAAGACTTCAGTCACATTGAAGATGCGGATAATTTTTTGCACAATTATAACATAAGCTTTAAAGTCACGCAAAAAAGAGGGTATAGATTGAATTATTTGCCGTGGCATAAAAGCCCAATTGGCGCTCCACATGATTCACCTTATTCATTTGAAGATGATGGTAAATATGCAACAACACAACCAACAATAAATTATACATCATTACCAACTGGTGTTAAAAGACAAGTTACACAACTTCAAAGAAATGTTACAGGAAGATAATGAATAAATTTAAAGACTTTATAGGTTTTTTTGGAGATCAAATTAATTCTCAATTTGGGTTGGGTGAGAATAAGAATGCTTCTTTTTCTAATTTAACGGGTGATCAAAATTTTTATAATAAAATAAGTGACTTTTCAAATGTCATTGATAAAACCGAACAAAGAGATTATGTAGAAGAAGGCTTTTTAAGCAATAACTTTCTAAGTAAACAAGCAAAAAGAAAAGATATTATTTGGAATGCCCCAGAAGCAACGGTACTTGTTAAAAAAAGAATGTTTTCTTCTTTGAAGCAAAATTACAAAGAAGAATATCTTGATAATGATGAGTATATATTCACACAAGCTTCTAAGAAGTTATTTGCAAACAAGTGTCAACAAATCTCATCTTATGAAAGATTGAGCAAGTTAAAAAATGTAATAGAGGTGGATAATTATATAGACCCATCATTGCTTCCTCTTGTTTTTGATTCATTGAAGTCTTTGAAAAATGATACATCAAATTCTATTTATCTGAACCCAGAAGTATCTTCAACATTTGATTCTGTAATTGGTTCTGTAAAGCAAGCAATGTTGTTTTATGCTCAAAATAAAACAACAACATGGATTGCAAGATCTATTTTAAGCAATGGTTCTTTTAAAGGGATGCTATCAAAGTCTCTTCAAGACAATGGTACTGGTGTAATTGAACTTACAAACTTCACAAGTATATCTACTTCATCTGGGGTTTCATTTGATGAAATGAATTCTTGTACAGTTGATTTGGATGATCCTTATGAATTGTCAATTATTACAGAGAATGATATTGAGAAAGCAATATCAGATGTATCAGGTTTTAAAAATGGGAATATTGCTAAGATAGGTTTAGAAAATTTCAATTCTTTAATTGAACAAAGAACAATTGCATTATCTGGGTTACGTTCTAACCGTTCAGCAGCACAAATTTCTTTTAATTATTCACCCAATGTTATTTTTGGTAAAAAGATGATTTCTTTTATCAATCATATGGGTAATCCATTAGAGATTTTGTTTGATGCGGATGGAATATCTGCAAATGCAATAGGAGCTATTGTTGGCGACTCATCATTGATTAAAGTTTATGATGATTATTTGATTGGTTCAGAATTATTGGGTAATAATGGTTTAAACAAAGATGAGTTGTCTTTGTTTAAAGATATTGTATCTTTATCTTATAAAAAAATGTCTTTGGAATCAAGTGCAGAAAGCGATGTTCGCCTGTACAATGAAAAGACAAATTATATAAGAAGAAAAATGAATTTACATTACTTAGGTAAAACAATCATTCAACCTATGGATCAAATTCATATTTACTTTAAATCAAATCAATCCCGTGATGAAAATCTATTAACAGGTATTCGACAAACTTTAAATGGTCAAACATATTTTGATAAGTTAGTAAATATATCTTCAGACTTAAAGAACTCATTATCTATCTTTGGCGTAAAGTCTGAAGAAGTAGATATAGAAAAATCCATATTTGGTTATCCAGATATGCCAAATTCCATTTGGTCTCTTTATAGAAATTACTATGTAAAAGACTCGGCTGGAACTCACGTTTATGCTGGGCTTGTAAACAGATCAAACAGCAGATACAATAATGGTTTTTTTGGTTTAAGCATTTCATGCTCTGACATGAAAGAATATTTAAACAAAGGTAAGATTAACTTCAACCCTGGTGTCGATCAATTCAATGGATCTTTTTTTGATCCATTAACCCCATTTAAAACTTCATTTGAAGATATATCTAATAACTCTAAAACACCTGAGTTCCTTGATATTAATAAAAAGCTTCTTAAAGGTAATTATGAAACAAGCTTAGTAAAAGCGAAGTTTGGAAATAATTCTGGTAAGAATGTAACAACAACAAATTTTATCTCTGATTCAATTCCAGATTCAAATGGTAAATTAAATAATGTTTTTTATGCTCCAGATGGTTTGCTTTACCGCTGGAAAGAAGGTATTTCTGTTTTAACACAATATGGAAATTCACAAAGCTATAATAATTCTTTTTATGTTGGAAGATCAAGAATATCTAAAAGCCCATTTAGTGGACAAGATATTATCAATGTTATATCATTGTCAGTAACCGGAATACCTTATAACTATTATACGTATTACAAAGCGACCAAACAATTTGGAAGTTCATCTGATTTGTTTTATGCAGGCTTAACAAATGATTTGATTAAATCCAATCAAATGTGGGGAGACTTTGTTCCTTTTAAAAGTCAATCTGTCAGTCAAGCAGATGTTGTTAATTTATATACAACTCAACAAAACATTACAAATGATAATGAACGTTTAAATGAATATATAAATCAAGTACAATCTATTAAGTTTATTTTACAAAACTCAGGTTTGAATAAAAACAATGAACTTGTTAGAAGTGATGCTGATATCAATCAAATAAAAGAAATTGAAGAAACAATCATATCATTGTCTCAAAAAAATTCAGAGACTTTAAAGAATGATAACTTTAAAGTATTTGGAAATGACGTTGAGCTTTCTTTAGAAGATGAAGCTTATTTTGGGTCTTCCAAGGATGCAACACGAAGAAAGAAATCAGCATTAAGTATTTTAAGAAAAACAAACGCTTTAACAAGAAGAGTGTCCCGAAAAGTACGTGAAAATAGTGATGTTAATTTGTTTATTGTTGATGATGAGTATGATCAAAATATTGACATATCTGTTTTTGAAAAAGAATTGCAAACAGCTATACAACAATACAATTCATCAAGCAGTTATCTAAGCGTAAAAGATCAAATTAGTTTGGTTGCAAACTTACTTCATATGGAAGTATATTGTGATACACAAGGTCATATACGCGCTAGGTTCCCAAAGTATAATAAAATACCAAGTTCTGTATTTTACAGAATGATCGCTGTATCACGTGAAAGAGGAATACGTTTATTTCCAAAGTTCTTAGAGAATCTTTTCCAAGATCAAATTACAAATCAATTAAATCAACTTTCTGTTTTAGAAGATGAAATACGTTTGTATGGTGCATTATTTTTCTCACCAAATCCAAACTCGGATAGTGAATTGGTTCTACAAATCAATTATAGTCAAGATAGTAAGTTATCTTCATTTTCTTTTGTTTCAGATGCATCTGGTTCAATTAATTACATTGAACTTTTAAGTGGTCAAACATCACGATCCGATGATTTAGAAAAAGCTTTTTCAATCACATTTGATCAAGTAAAAACTCAAAATAATATAAAGTCATTATTATCAACCGCACAATTGGCAACAACTGTTTTAAATAATGTTGAGACTTTTATTAGAAACAATGTTACAACAGATAATTTATTTAACAATTATGTTAAAAATACATTACAAAGGTTAGAATTAAAAACAGGTCAAAATATAGAAACATCATTAAGAAATGAATTGGTTGGTAATGCTACAAACAATACAAATCCAGTTAAGTTTAATTATGTTTTGTTATTAACAAAATTACAAAGCTCAATTGCAAATCGCCAGAAGTCAATAAAAATTCTTTCCAAAGCATTTCAAAAATTGCAACAAGGCAGAAGGATTGATCAAAACAATTTGTCAACAAGCATCCAATCTTTTGCAAGTAACTTTACAAAAGAAGATGAAAATGGATTGAATGATTTTTACGCTGGATTAATAGAAGATGAAACATACGATGATCTTGGACCAAATTCAGGTAAAAGATACATTATAGATAATGCTCAAATTCTTTCTTATGATATCGCTGAAAACAAACCAAATTATACATACATTGAAGTAGCTGGTGTGCAAGGTGATTTCGCCTCAGGTTCATTGCCAAATTCAGCGTTTGATAATGGTGGGTTAATTACAGCAGCAGCAATTGATTATGACATGTGGCATATGTATGGTTTTCAAAGCCAAGGCTCTACAGTAAAGATTCCGTTTTTTACAAATGTAGATACACAATGCGCACCTTATGCAGCTTATTTATTAAGCAATGCTAGAAAAAATATATTGTCAGGAACAATATCTATTGTTGGCAATGAGTATATGCAGCCTGGTGAAGTTATTTATTTGCCACAAAGAAACTTATTGTTTTATGTAACATCCGTATCACATTCTTTTAATTTTGGCTCTAACTTTGAAACAAAATTAACTGTATCTTATGGTCATACTCCAGGTGAATATATTCCAACAACATTGGATGTAATTGGTAAAACAATATACAATAACTCTAGGAAGAATGAATTTGTCGTTTATAGACAAGCAGATGGAAATGCAATTGGCGCTTTGGAAGTCCATGGAAAAAATGCAACAGAGTTGGCATCAGAAGATATACTATCTTCCAATGATAATAGAAACTTATTGGAAAAACTAGGGTTATTATTAAAAGCAGCAATCGCAAATGCAAATAGGATTTTAATAAATGAATCTATTGGTAGTAACATTATTGCAAATGAAACTGGAATTGATAATAAGAACAGTCAATATGTCCAAAAGCCAACAATTGAATTTAGATTCTATAATGCTGCATTGTATAATAACATCAACCCAAGTATAGAAGTAATTATTTCTTACATTAAAAAATCTGCGAATTTAGATTCTGTTCCTTATGAAATAAAACTTATTAATAAGGGTGATGATATAACTCCATCACAAGCTGCGATTTCTTTATCAAGAAAGATATCTATACAATCAAATTCACAAAAAGCAATTATGGGTGATATGGAATATTCTTTTGATTCAGTGGTTGATTGTTATATTGTTTTCAAAGATGGAGAAGTTTAATGTACGCTGAATCTTATGGCTTATTAAAAGTCGCTACAATTAAATCTGTAGATGCACAATCTGGTTTAATGGCAATTTCTTTGGACTTTGCCAATTCCATTGTACAAGCATCAGATTCAATTACTGTAAATATAAAAATACCTTACTCAACGTATTATAAAAATGGTGTATTTTCAGGCTCATTGCCATCTACTGGAACGCAAGTTATTGTTGGCTTGGGATCTGGTGGAGAGTATTTTTTCGTTTCTTATTTTGGAAACAACGCAATAAACATACCAGATTTATCAGATAATCAATACATATTAAAAAACTCAGATTATAATATAATAAACCTAACGTCAAAAGATGAGTTGATTTTTGGCAATGATTTATCTTATCAGTATTATTCAAATAAAAATAGTAAATTCTCTGAGATAAATTATCCAAATATATATACAATATCATCTGGTAAATTATCATCAAATGGAATCATCAAACGTGACCTTGTAAATAACTTGAACTATGGGTCAAAGATATCATCTATTTTATTTGAGAAATCTCTTGTAAATATTGGATTTGATCCATCTGTTACAGTAAATCATTTAATCACTTCACAATCTAAGAACCCTGGATTGGTTGAGGATCGTGAGATTGTTTTTGAATTTGATAGAGAGTCTTTTGTCGAATCTGATGTTATTGAAAAGCAAAAGTATTCAGAGAAAAAGCAAACTGTAGTAAAATATAATTTACCCAATAGATATGATAGTAAAACAAATACTTTATCATTGGGTATGAATCAACCAAATCATTTGATTGAAATCATCAAAGGAACAGTTGTTGATACATTTGGTAATATACTTGATATTAACAGATATCCAATACAGTTGAATAAAGATAATATCACATTAAATAACTCAAATGAGTCAAATAAGAATAAGGAAGTTGTATTTTCAGAGTTAAAAAAGCGTCATAGAAAAGGAATTGCTTTTCATTTTGAATTGAATGCTAAAAAAGAAAATACAATTATTGACTTTAATTCAAGGGCAGATAAAGCAAAAGAAAGATCAAGATTGTTTTTTGATATTGACAAAGAAGGTCAATTGAAAGCAAACATACCCGCTTCTTCTGAGACTGGAAATATACCTATTCTTGTTAGGTATGAGAACTTCTCTGCATTTTCTGCAGAGGATAATGGCAATCCAAATAAGTTTATTTTCAGAGAAGATAACCTTGATATTTTCCACGACTCATTTGTTGCGGATGGAGCTTCTTTTTCTACAGATAGAAAAAATAAAAAAGGTGGTTCTATTTCAATTATCGATGATGGTGCGAATAGATATCCAAATGATAGAATATTAAACACACCATTGGCTCATGGTACTGCCCATCACGATATTTTATCTACATGTATTACTCATCAGTTAAAAGACTTTTTGTCTTATCAAGTGGATGGTCAAGAAATTATTAATGTTGAAAGTATATCCAATTTAAAAAACGTTGTTTCATCGGAGATATATATTTCTGGCGAGAAAGCAAATGCTGGTGGAAGATCAGGGCAAATCAATTTGGACGGTTCTTTGGAATTGAATGTTGGCGCAAATACAATTGATAGACAATCTTTATGGTTGGATACAAGTGGTGGATTGGTTGCTAATATAGGTAGAGATAAAAATAAAAATTCTGCTGTTATTGGTATGGATGGCAATTTGCTTCTTCAAGTGGGTAATTTCGGTATATCTACAGATAGTAGGTTTCAAGAAGAAAATGGATTAATTGATGCTGCGGTAGATTTACGTGTAATGACAAAAGGCGTATTTTCTCATCTTATAAGAATTGATGGGAATGGTATATCTATTATGACACCAGGTAAGTTAAATATTTTTGCAAAGCAAGATATATCTATAAAAACATCATCCTCTCTTAGCTTGGAAGCAGAGCAAATTTTCATGAATGGCTTGCTTGTGGACAACAAAGATATAGGTCAATCTATTTAAGGTAAATATGAAAAAAATAAGTGAAACTCTTTATAATAAACTTTATATTCAAGCTCAAACCGCTAAAGAAGTTGGATTGGTTTCTTTAGGAAATGCAATTGATGAAACCATTGGTGCTTTCCCAGAGGAGTCTCCAAAAGAATATTCTTATGATCAATTATCGGAAGATGTTTATAAAGAAATTTGGAAAGTAACAGCTTCTATTTCTGAATATCACAATGTCGAATCTTTGGATATTGGTAAGTTAGATCCTTACATTCAAGAAATAACAATTCGTGTAATGGATGCAATTGAAGATAAGTTAAACTTAAGGGCAAACACATTTACAAAAGAACCCAAAATTATTGGTGAAGAATAATGTCTGACTGTAAACCAGAAGATCTTAATTTAAATTTAAATCCACCAGCATCAACGGCACCAAACATTCCTGGTTTTGGCGTGCCTTCTTCTCCTATTACTTCTTCTCCAGCATACCCAACAGGCTTCCCAGAAGACCTTAGGGCGTTGTTTGATTCTCTTTCTGTGATTCTACCGCCTGGCAGTATCAAAGGACCTTTAACGCCAAATGCAGGCAAACAAGTAATAGATGGGGTGTTGAAAATATTAGATCAATTATCACCTTTTCTTTTGGTTTACAAATTTATTTTACCAGTATTAAATTTAGTTGTATGTATTATTGAAGTTTTATGTGCTATACCAAATCCATTTAAAGTAATAAGAGCTTTAAAAAGGTTATTTAGAAATTGTTTACCACAATTCTTAGCTTTATTTCCAGCGTTTGCATTACCTGTATTGATTATTTCATTATTGGAATTAATCATACAGTTGTTTACATATTTGAAAGATCAAATATCTAAACTTGTTACAATGCTTCTCAAGAATGTGGCAGTATATCAAAACGCAATTAAAACGGGTGATGCAACTCAAGTTAAAGCGGCTGCAACAAAATTTGCACAAATACTTTGTTCATTTCAAAATTACTTTGTTGTTTTATTATCTGTATCTTCAATCATACAAACAGTAAAAGATATCTTGGGTTTATTAAACTTAAGATTACCATGTAGAAAATCTGATGATTGTTGTGACCCGAGTGTGTGTCCAGCTTTTATTAGTCAAGGAAGTTTTACATCAACAGGTGGAAATTTAAGATACATCAATCAAGTTGTATCAAAGACAAATATAAGTTCAACAATTACACGTCAAGAAAGTTGGTCTTTCTTTGATGCAAGAACTTCTGTACCTCAAGTGCAAGCATTTTCAAATATTTATGATGCTTATGATATTACAGAATCTCCAAAGACAATATTCTTTCCAGAGATAACATATACAAAAGAATCTGATTATCAAAAATCACCATATACATTGGACTTGAAATTTGAATATGATCCATCATTGTTTGGAAAAGTTGGCATTAAACGATTTGTTATTGTAAGAAATGTAATGATGGCTAAAAAGCCAAACAATTATGTTTTAAACAAAGACTCCGCTAAAATATCAAAACAAACAGGTGTACTTTCTTTGGTTGGAGGTCAGGCTTTTGAAGTAGATGGTATTACTCCAATAATGATAGATGGCAATCAAGCCACCTTAGATGTATTAATTACAAAAGCATCACAACAATTAGATTTTACAAATTTAAATACCTCAGATGATGGACCAGTTGAAGATGTTATTGATATTGCAGTCGAATATATTTTCGATATAAATCATGAAGCATTGTATGCTGCTAACTTAATTACAGCGGGTTGCATACCGGAGATAGCAATAGATAGTCAATTTTTGGATAGTATATTTACATCAACATCTGCAATTAACCTTGCGGTATTAACAAACTTACAGTTACCAGATTATTCAAAAGTTGTGGATTGTTTAAATGTAGGTTTAACAGATTTAAGACAAAACATAAATCCAGATGGTATATCACAGTTTTCTTCTTTGATTACTACATGCATTGATAAAGCAATTAATGACTCTCAAGATGCAATCAATCAACTCATACCAACAGCCATTGATTTAACAAAAAGTGATTTCACCATATATCCAAAGGTTCAATTTACCAACAAAAACATATTGGTTAAAGTTACATTAAATGATGCATATGGAAACAATGTATTTAAAGCTTCAAATGGTAGGAACTCAGAAATTGTAGCAAATCAATTAAGCGCAACAATTACATCTGGTTTTGTTACAAATTTTATATACAATAAAGATGATGCTTCTTTTGAAGCATTGATCCAATCAAAGGAAGCAATTACTGGTGATGTATCAATACTTTATAATGGATCTTACATATCAACTGTAACTTACAATACAGATTTAACACAAGATAATAGTACATCTATTAAGAAGTTGCCTTATATGTTTATGGCATTTGGTGAGAGTGGTAATGATCAAGGTGAATTGTCACGTAGAGACGAATCGGATGTAAGTAATGGATAATAAAATATCAAAAAAAGACAGTACATTTTTAGATCATGATGTGCAAGTTGATGACTTGTATAAGTCATTGATATTGGAGATTGATAACTTTAGAAGTTACACAGATATTACTGATCCGAGTTTCAATATACAAATATTGAATGAGAAAAAAGATGGTACAATTAATTTTGGAGAGTTAAAGAAAAGTAACACTCCACAAGAAAGTCGTATTCATACTTTTTATCGACTTATTGGATTACCTATTGTTAGTGATAAGCAAAATTCAAACAATGGTAATGTATTTTTTAGTCCAGGATTCAATAAATCAGATAACACAGATAATTCTCAAAAAACAAAGTTAAGTATATTAAAAAGTTTCTCTAAAGAATACTCAGAAGGTTTTTTGGATAGAGAAGAGTATTATAAAACAACAGTTATTGAGGCACTGAAAAAAAACTATATAGGGTCTTTTTATATATTGACTTTATTTAATATAAGACAAATTGATATTCAATTTAGTAAATCATCTGAGTTATTTAAAGACTTTTATGAGCAACAAACATTTGATTTAATACCAACGGATTCTTTAGGTAGAGATTTATCTGAGTTAAAAAACTCTGATGGTTCATTTATTTTTGATAACTCAAGTTATGTAAAACAAAGATCACACTTTACACGACCTTTAGGTGTTGATCCAAGGATAGACGCAACAGTTGTTCCTTCTTCAAGAAGGTTATGTCAACCATTTCTAAAATCAAAAGAAGATGCATCTATTGTTAAAGATGAGTATTTAAAAAAACCATTTATTGAGAAGATTATTACAGAAAGATTTTCTTCCAATCTTTCAAAAACAATATTTCCAGACTTTATACAACAAGCGAGTAATTATTATAAAGACTTTAATGTTATTTCAGAGGATCCTTTATTTAAAGAAACTGTAAAGGGAACACCTGATGAATACAAGCAAGATGATGATAAAATAAAAGAACTGAGATTTCTTGAATCTGTAAAAAAGATAAGAGGCTTAGCATTTGTATTGAAGTCACAAAAAGAAATTATTGCTCGCGCTCAATCAAATAATTTCTGGCTACCTATTGTTTCCGGTAGTTATCCAGATATTAAATTTACATCATCCAATGTATTAACAGATGATATAAATTCTGATTTTTATAGACCAAATGATGTAACTCTTATTGTTACAAAGTATGAGCAAGCTTATAAAGATAGTGTTAATAATTTAAACAATTTGTTATCTAATCAAAAAAATAATGATCCAAGAACATTTGCTTTTGATCAATTTTTAAATTTCTTAGATAGTGATGCTGAGAAGTATTCCCCTGATAAAACTGAAGTGATCAAAAACCTAACAAAAAAACGTGATTCAAATATCAATTCTGGTAATGAGGCTTTATTGGTGATTGAAAAAATCATGGGAGAATTTTCTGGATTAGGAATACTTGATGTTATTTGTTTGATAACATCTTTGTATTTAATTCCAAAAGAAAGTATTTTGGGGTTATTGGATGATGCAGCATTTATTCGATGCAAAGATATTTTGAAGATACCAGACAATCAAGCGAGGGCGGGGATTGTTGAATCTTTGCAGGAATTGAATAAGCAAGTTCATGCAATGTATACATTATCTGAGAAAATAATATTGGATGTTATCGTTCTTAATAATGTTCGTTGACTCTATAATATTGCATATGCTTGAATTGAGCTAGCAATATGTCTTTTGATCTAAAATTAAAATCAGGTAATTTATCTATAAGTAACGGTGATTTGGAAACAGTTTCTGGAAGTGACAAACTTATCCAAGATATCTTGAAGGTTTGTTTAACAGAAGCTGGTTCCAATGTTATTTTTCCATGGTATGGATCTTATGTATCAAAAACAATGATTGGATCAACATTGGATCCAAGTATAACTTTGGATTATGCGAAAACGCAATTAACCAATTCGATTAATACTTTGAAATCTTTACAAGAAACACAATCTACGTATCAAAACGTAAGTGCTGATGAATTAATTTATGCATTATCTGGCGTATCTATTACGAGAAATAAATATGATCCAACTCTTTTTTCTGTAATGGTTAGAGTAATGGCAAAAAATTTCAAACTATCTACAGCAACTTTTAATATTTAGTATCAAGGTAAATCATGGCAATCTCAAAAAATGTAAATGATATCATTTTAAATCTCATCGATTATCTACGTACTGCTCAACCAGATTTGGATGTTAAGCCAGGTGCAGTAGCGCGAGATTTGTTTGTTGATGGTCCAGCAATTCAATTTGCAGCATTGTATGATGAGTTAACATTAGCTTCCAGCAAACAATCTTTCAAAAATGTTATTCAAGGCGATGTGGATAAATTTGCCGCAAATTATGGTATGGTTAGAAATACAGCTACTCCTACAACAGGATCTGCAGTTCTTACATTTTCAAATGTATTAGCACCATTGTCATTAAGCAAAGGGCAACTTATATTTTCCAAATCTGGATCATCTTATGAGTTAATGTCTAGCATTATTATTAACCCATCTTCTTCTAATTTTTATAAATCAATTGCAACAAAATATAAAAATGATTT